GCAAATCGGCCCCGTCCAGTTCGGCAATCGTCTCGCCAGAGACGACCGTATCCCCCTCGGTATCCGGCCCAGACAGTGCAAAGACGATCTGGCCACCGACAATGGTGGAGCCATCGGGCGGCACATAGCTGCCCGTTACGGGGGCGGTCGAAATGGGCATGGATTACTCCTGTCAGCCTGCGGCGAAGACGCCGCGGCGGTAGAGGTAGAGCTTGCCGGCGTCGATATTGCCGGACGAGAAAGACACCCTGGCGCGCAAGGCCTTTTGCGCAGTGCTCATCGAGAAACCGACCGATGTCTCAGTGGTCGATGAAACGCCAACGGCGAGCGCCACCCCCGGCTGCCACGTCCGCGCCGACCGAACCCACGGCAGTTGCAAGTGCCCGGAAATAAGGGTGCTCAGTGCGCCGGAAACATCCTTCGCCCCGGAATAGGCCGCAGAAGTCTCGCGGTACAATTCGACCTGAAGCGTATACGGCGCCGACCCGCCGCCGGCTGACAGATCGTTGTACACGATCATGTATTCCCAGCCGTCCGCGAAGTCGGGCGTGACGACACTGCTCACCGCCCCCGACACGCCGTAGTCATAGATCAGGCCGGTGTTGGCATCCCCGATGGTCGTCTTGTTGTAGGGGTGCCAGACGGACGCTAGCGTATTGTCGCGCAGCGCCGTCAAGAGGTCGTAGGTGACATACTTGTCAGCCGCCAGACTGGCGGTCGGGATATCCGTGAAACTGGCCATTATGCGATCCTGTAACCCTCTGAGCCATCGCTCATGGTCCCGTCGGCAGCGGCCATATAGCCGCCGGTTTCCTTCTCTGTCGCCGTCGCGCTGGCATAATCAGCCGTCGCCGATGCTGCCATCATCCGGCAATACCGCTTGCCCGACAGACCGTAATCCTGCGCCTCAACCTGATAGGTCTGGCCGGGCTTGCCGGGGCTGGAGCTGATGATTTCCCAGCGTGTTTGCGTCGGATTGCCGTCCACATCGGTCAGTGCCCGCGTGGTCACGTCCACGATGCTGCCGACCGTCACCACCGGCCCGTCCTTGGCGTCCAGCACCATGTTCAGGATTCGCGGCGAAGTCAGGGCACGAAGGAACGTGCGCCCGATGATCTTGACCGCTTGGGATTCCGTCGAAACCCACCGGGCGACGATTTCACGCTGCCGGGGTTCGCCCCCGGCCTTTTCCTGTTCTTCGTCGCCGTGGACTTCCAGGCTGAAACTGCGGCACCCGGCCTTGCTGATATCGGTCCATGCCGCCGGATCGTAGTAGACCGCGATCCGCGTGAGCCGCGCATCCGGTTCTGCCGAAACCTGCGCGCTGTCCGCGATGATAGCGTTATCATCGGTCAGGTGGACGACCGTATCGGTCGGCGGCGCAACCGCTTTCATGCGGATCAGGCTGGCCCATTCGTCCCAATAGACCATGAACTGCCCTTGCTGGCACAGCTCACCCAGCAAGTCTTCAACCGCGGTCGCCTCGGGGATCCACACATCCGCCAGCGCGCCGATGCTGAGCCAGGTCTCCGTTTCGGTCGCCCACCCAGCCGTATCAATGTAGGCATCCGGGATCGGCGTGTAATCGGTCAGCAGGTACTTGGCCACGTCCGCAAGCACGACGCCTTGGAAGTGGCCGCAGCGCGTCACCTTGGCGCCTGCCTGCGCCGCTGCCGCCACCGTGCCGCCAATGGCGCGCGAGACGCCAGAGAGGCTGTAGAGGCCGCTGCCAAGCGCCGTATAGCCCGTGTACTCGATGATCTCATTGCCGATGCGGATCGCCCGGCGCGTCGTCAGACCATGAACGTCGGACACAAAGGCTTCCTCGGTCGCGGCAATGGTCATTGCCGTGGCGGATGCCGTAATGGCTTCGTACAGCCGCCCGGCATCGGCCGGCGGGAATAGTGCCGTCTTGCCGCGGGCCTTGCGCAACGGATCACTACCCTTGATGGTGATGGCTCCATCGGACGGGCCGTCGATGCCGTCAACAAGGTAGATGCGCTGCCGCATGGCCGCCAAAGCATCGCCGACGTAGCCTTCGTAGATGACCAACTCCATCTGCGGCGGCAGGCGGTTGCGCGCGAGCCATGTCGTCCAGAAGGTGCGCGTCGGCAGGGTGCCGCGGGCGGCCTTGTAATAGTCGCCCCATGTGTCGTCCCAGACGAAATCCGCCATGGATACGGTGACTGTTCCTGTCACCCCGAACGGGCTTTTCCCGTCCATCAGCGCAGCGATGTTCAGGCTTGCTGGTGATGTGCGAACCGACAGTTTCGCAACCGGGATTGCCGGCGTGGCCTGATCGTCCAGGTCCGTGAAATCTCCGTCAAAGCGCACGCCGCCAACCGGCTGCATGAACCGCCACCGGATACGCCCGTCCAGGTTCATCTTGAGTTTCGTGGCCGACGAAGGGCAAGTTGACCATGTGTTGTGGCAATAGCGCGCCGCAGTGCCCCAGACTGCCGACACGGCTGCGCTTGTCGTCGGCTTGTATGTCGATGCGCCAGAACCGACTTCGACCTGCACGCCCCAGATGTAGTAGCCGGATGTGCCGTCGCCGGTGTAGGATGGGCCGTATCCTGAGCCGTCAGACAGGGCGATGCGGATTTGCCCGGTTGTCGCGGTCGCGTTCGCAGTGACCATCCAGACGCGATACCAGCCGCCGCCGATAGCCTCCGATCCCGCCGACGCCGCGCCGGAGATGGCGTTGTTGACGCACGCAGTCGTAAATCGTGCCTGTTGCGTGGCCGCGAAGGAAGCGATTGTGGCGATCAGGCTGAACATGCGCGTGCCAGCCGCCAGCTTCACGAAGGCGGAAATCGTCACCGGCTGGCCGACAGTCAGCCCGGCAATCGTCTGGCTGGCGTAATGGGTGTTGGTGGCGGTATCCTCGCGAAGCAGGTCGGCAGTCTGTTCACCATCGGGGTTGTCGCCTTGATCCGCGACGACGACCGTCCGCGCCTTGGTCCACGCTGCGTTGTCCATTGCCTCGGAATACAGGCAGAGGTTGGTCCGCGTCGTGCCGGTCGCCAGCGCGGCCACGCAGGGGTATGTGCCAAAACGCAGACCGCACCGGGGCTGGCGCAGTTCGACAACCGTGATGGGCTGCTTCATGCCGGATCGTAGCCCTTGAGTTCGATGGTCATTGCCCGCGCGGCTTGGAGCACACGGCCAGCCCTTGCGGCACGCAGCGGGTCGGTCGTTTCGCCGAACACGACCGATTTAGGGTAGGAACTCGGACGATCCGCCATGAAGACCGGGCCGCTGCGAAGCCACCCCGCAAGCGTCGGGATGTTCGCCGCCGCCCACGTCTCGCTGAAATTGTTGACCGCCATGCTGCATGTCGATTGCAGCCGGGTCATGTAGCGCCCGAGCGTATGGCCGCCATCGCTGATATTGGTCGCAAAGGCCGCCTCGGCGCCTTCATCGAACGGCAGGCTGTCCCGGAAAACCGCCTTCTGCGGCAGTTCCAGCACATCACCAATCCAGATCACGCCAATGGTCGGCATGGTCGTGCCGGTGATCTGCACCCGGAACGTCGTCTGCGTCGTGCGCCGGGTCAGAAGAAACAGGATCGGGCCGTTATCGGTCGGGGTATTGCTGGCCACCGTAGACCATGCCGCGCCGGTCCATCGCTGGACATTGACCGTCGCCCCCTTGGTGTAGAGGTCATGCGCGGCGATGCCGACAAAGCTGACAGCCGCCGATGCGAAGGTCAGCGTCCACGTCGCCGGCAGCGCGGTAGGCCGCCAAGCGGTATAGGTGACGCCGGTTAGGGCATTGACGCCTTCATAGCCGGTCGCCTCGGTCGATACGGCAACCGTGCCGGTGTAGGCGCCAGCCGCGATGCGGGGCGTCGTCAGCGCGTAGCTGGTGCCGGTGAAGCCGCTTTCGACAACGATCATGCGCGCGCCATGTTGATGTTGAAGCCCCGGCCAAGACCTTCATTCAGATCGCGGAACAGTTGGGCGATGTTGTCTCCGGTGAAGCTGTTGCCCACCAGCGTCACATTGGCCGTGTAAGCCGGGGTCGGCGCCGATGCGGCAGAAGCGCCGCCGCCCGACCGCCCGCCAGAACTACTGCCGCCTGCCGTCACGCCCTTGATGGCTGACACCGCGCTAAGGCCGGCGCCAAGGATCTTCGCATAGGCCGCCAGTTGCCCCAGAGGCGTGATGCCCGGTGTTGCCAGGGCCTGCGCCGCAGCCTGATAGGCCGCCACAAGAGCCTGCGCCGCGCCGAACGACTTGGCGATGGCCAGCAACCGACCGCCACCAGCCTGCGCGGCCGCGGCCATGTCGCCAAAGAACTGCCCGGCCTTTTCCATGCCCGTGCCATAGCGATAGACGTCAATTTGGCTCATCGCGTCGGCGTGCTGGCGCTGCGCCTCCTGCATGAGCGCGGCGTATTCCTGCTGCGTGATCAGCTGCTGCGCAAGGGCCATCCGCAGCGTCTCTTGTCGCCGCGCAAAGCTCTCCATTTCAAGCTGTTCCTTCGACGCCAGCCCGTTGCGCAGTTGCTCCAGATCGCCAATCAGCGGGTTTTCCCCGCCGCCACCGCCGCCCCTGCCGCGCTCAACCGGAACAAAGGGCGCCGCGCCGTCAGTGCCGAAGGACCGCGGGTCGCCGCGCGCCCCTGTACGACCGTACACCTTGTTCGCGCGGTCCATTTGCTGCTGCGGAGAGCCAAGCGCGGCCTTGGCCTGCGCCGCATCCCACATGCCGCGCGCCAATTCCCACGCACCCGAAGCCGCCGACGCCATGGTGCCGCTCAAGGACGCCACTGTGCCTTGCAGCGTGGCAGCCGCAGCCGTGGCCGCGCTCAAGGCCGATGCGATGTTCTGCGCGGCACGCTCGACGGCGGCGGCCTGCAACTCGATATCCAGAAGACGCTGATAGGCCACTTGCAGCGGGGCAGGCATGGCATCAACCGAGCCGTAAGCCTCGCGCAGAGCCGCCGCAGCCTCTCGCGCAGCCGCCCCTTGCTCCTTCATACCGCCGGCTGTGGCAAGCGCAGCCATGGCCGCGCCGAACCTGTCAGCCGCATCCGCGGCCATGCCGAAGGTGTCCGCCAATTCATATCCGGCGATGACAGAATTGCCGAACGCATCCGCCTCAAGAACCTGATCCATCAGGCTCTGCCGCAGTTCCAGCACTGCGGCGTTGATCGCCTGGATTGCCTTGATCCGCTCAACATCGGCAAACGCTGTCAGCGCGGCTCGCGCTTCTGCGCCGGTCAGCGCGTACTCAGCACGCAGATCAGCCGTGCTTTGCACCGCGTCCTTGATCGCCGATTGGTACGCGGATACCGCCGCGTCCATGTCGTCAAAGGCTTTCTGCGCCGCCTTGGCCGCCTCGCCCGTGTCGCCAAAAGCCGACATGAGCATGGGCAGCGCAATGCCGGCCAGCAAGCCAGCCGCGGCACCCACGGCACCGAACGCAAGCCCGATATCCGGCAACTGGATTGCCAGCGCCTGCACGATGTTGCCGCTCGCCATGGCCTGCTGGCCGACTTGCGAAAGCTGCATCATCAGCATCCGCCCGCCGCCCGCGGCGCGCGTGGCCCCGGCGTCAACGTCCACCATCCGCGCCTTGAGTAGCGCCATCGTGTTGGCGTGTTCCTGCGCGCTGATCGCCCCCATGTCGAGCGCGCTGTCGAGTTTCAGGGCGGCTTGCTGAAAGCGCAAAGTCGCGGCATAGGCGGGGTCAAGCGATGCCCTCAGATCATCAACCGCATCCTTCGCCTCGCCCCACTTCTCAAACGCAGCGGCGCTTTCGCGGGCCGACTTGCCGGCCTTGTCCGTAACGCCGGCCCAGTCATTGACCGACCGCTGGAACTCGACGCCAGCCCGCCCGATCTGCTTGACTTGCTGCTCAAGCACCTTCGCCTGTTTTTCCAGCGAGGCAAGGGACGCCACACCCTTCGTTGCGCCCGTGGTCAGGCCGACAACATCCGCACCGATTTTGAAGACGATCTGTTCGCCGTTCGCCATCAGATGTTCATCCCCTCAGCGCGCATGACAGCAAGCAACTCGTCTCTTTCGTCGTCAGTCATTCGCCCCGCCTTGCCAGCCAAAGCCGCCTGTTCAGCAAGCAAATCGTCCATGAGGCACCAGAAATGCCGTGGCTCCATGCGCCAGAACTCCGAAGGCGCAATGCCCATCCGCCGAACCGCGATTACAAAGGCTGTTCGGGCGAGTCCGGTTTTCCCTCGGCGGCCTTGCCGGCCGGCCCCTCCTTCATGGCTTCCGGCACCCCGTCAAACAGCACGGCATGCAGCGCCATCACCGCGCCGAATACCGCCGGATGCCGCATGTCACGATAGGCCGCCAGAAGCTCGGCTTTCACGTCTTCGTCGGTGACGTGAGCGCCAGCCATGCGCAACAGGATCGCCGTGCAGCGCGCCAGCTTGGCAAAGCGCGGCTCTTGCAGCCACCCAAGCATCTCGCCCAGCGAGGCAACGTCCTCGATTGCCTCGCAGGCCCGAAAAGCCATGGTCGCCGGCAGGACGTATTGCGTCCCGCGGAATTCGAACCGGATATCAGCCATCAGGCACGCGCCCAAGCGCCCGAGGATTCAAGGTCGCAGGAGAATTCGATTGCGCCCTGGTATTCGCCGGTGACTTCAAAGTTCGTCACGACGAACGTCCCGGAAAGCACGTCCTTGGTGCTGGTGCTGGTCGGGTCGGTGATGGTGATATCGCTCAGGACACCGCCGCCCGCCGTGACAGACAGGCCGGCGTCCTTCAACGCTTCGTCGGTGGACAGCCCCGAAACTTTCAGCGAAACAGACGCCGACGCCTCCGCATCCGCCAGGAACTCGCGAAAGATGCCGGAATCGTTATCCGTCACATCGATGTATTCTCGCCCGACTTTGTACGACAGCGACCGCACCCCGGCGATCACGGTCGATGCCTTCTTGATCAGGAGCGTGCGCCCTGCCTTTTTCGCCATGATTTTCTCCTGTGGCTCAGAGGGTTTCGATCAGGCCGCGGTATTCGCAGACCCCGTCGAAGTCGCCGTCTGGCAGCGCCAGGACGGTAGTCGATTGCCGTTGCAGCAGGACCGTAGCGCCGCCGTCGATCAGCAATGTCCCATTGTGGAGCGCGTCATAAATCGCGTCCTGAATGATGCGCCCGGCATCTTCCGAGGCTGCACGCCAGCGCGTATGCACCCGCGCCGTAAAATCGTGCCCGGTTTCGGAATGGGTATCCCACGGCAGGATGACGATTGCCCCGATCTGCACATAGGGGAACGCACTGACGGCCCCGCCGTCAGATGCCTGCGGCACGGTAGACCAGACCTGAACGCCCGGCAGCGCCGTGACGAGCGCATCATAGAGCGCCGTCAGAATCGCCTGTGAACCGCCCATGGTCAGCCTTTCACGTCGCGCGCCAATTCGCGCAGGAATGACGCCACCACTACCCGGTCGATATCGGCGAAGACCTTGGTTCGCGCGCGCATGAAGAAGGCATGCTCCACGCCATCCGGCCCCGAACCGTATTCCAGAAACCGCCAGTAAAAGGCGTCGGCCTTGACCTTGACCGCGGCAAACGCCGTCCCGCCCTGATCTCGCTCCGTCCGCGCGACGATGGACCCGCGCAATGCACCGGACTCGACCGGAACGAGCGGCTTTGCTTCTTCCACAATGGCGTCGGCCACGCCGCGCACCATCTTGCGCGAGTGCTTCTTTCCGGCCGGCCCCAGCTTCGCCAGCGCGCGGCGCACGCTGTCTATGCCCTGGATTGTAACCAGCTCAGCCACCGTTCACGCCCCGTTCCGCGTCAAGCTGGACTGTCAAAACGCCCGTTCCCGAGCGAAACACGCCGCGGATGTTCCACGTCTCGCTGTTCCAAAGGATGCGGTCGTTTTCTGCCACTGTCGGCGCGGCATCGTGCCAGATCGTGAAGGCGTTCAGCGTCCGCGCATTCATGCGGCCTTCTTCCAACGTCTCGCCCGATGGCTTGGACCGCACCGCAGCCCAGCACGTCGCCAGCGTGGCCCATGTTTCAGCGCGCCCGCCCGTGCGATCCGCGGTGACGGATTTCCGCTGGATCGTGATGGGTTCGCGCATGGCGCCGGGGTCCATTACACCCCCACCACTCGGTACGGCGCGACCAGCGCGTGATACGCCGGCGGCAGTTCACCCGATCCCTCAGCATCGCCGCGGGCCGTGAACATGACGCCGACATGCAGCAGCATCGCCGCCTTGAGTGCAGCAGGCACCGCCGAAGCTGCGCCATAGCCCACCACCAGCGTCACGCGCACCGCGTCTGGACGGTCGTAGGTCGCAGGGAATGACCCGCCTTCGGCAAGCTGGACGCTGGCCCCGCCTGGGTAGTTGACCAGCACGTAATTGCCGCTGCCAAGCGTCTGCGACGTGTTGGTGCTGTCATAATAGGCGACCGTCACCGATTGCACGTCAGGGAACGGCAGCCGCATGTCATCATAGAAGCCGTCGAAGTCCTGACGCCATGTCTGCGTGACCATGCAGCGCCCCAGGATGCCCGTCCAGCCATCCAGCGCCGCCGTTGCTGCGTCGATGTAGATGCCGATCAGCGTGTCCTCGGCCGTGTGGCCGACGCGCAGATGCGCCTTGGCCTCGGTCAAGGTAATGGGCGTCGCAGTCGGCGCTGAGGTGCGGACGGGGGCAAGCATCAGGCAATCCTCATCAGCGGGTTCGGGTGCTTGCTGTGGTCATACCGACGCTCGATTTCGGCGGCGTCTACCGGGTCGTCGCGCTCGGTCATCGTCACGCGCAGGCCATCGGCCTCGTCGCGGAAATAGACATCGACGCAGTCGTAGCCGTAGAGCCGGTCGCGGTCGGTTTGGCAGGCGTCCAGCAGCGACGTCTGCTCTGGCACGGTGATTTCAATCCCGCGCGCCGCCGCAATCCCCAGCCAAAACTCCACACAAGCCCGGCCTTGTTCGGCTTCGTGGGCGTTCGGCAAGGTGTAGTCGATGCCGAAAAGCGAGATGCGCTTGACGCCAATGTGGATTGCGTAGGCTACGGCATAGGCCGCCGTCGAGTTGAAGTAAGGCGCCCCGCCGTTGCTGTCGTGCCCGCCGTTCAGCACGGCCTCCAGCGGGAATGCGTGATGCCCAGGATACCGGGGCACCGACGTTACGACCGGCACGGGCGAACGCCGCAGCCAATTGACCATGGCGGCAATATTGCCATCCGGTCGGGCCGCTGCGCGTGCTTCCTGCACTCGCATGTCGTCCATGTGAAAGATCAGGTCGCAGGCCAGCACATCGCCAACCGCGTTGATGCCCCAAACCGCATCACAGTAAGCCGACCGGCCGCCGAGGCGCTTTGTCAGTTCCAAAAACGCGGCCAAAGACCGGCCAAGCCCCAGGATCGTAACGTGTTCTGGCACGATCCCCCCAAGCGTGGGAGGATCGTATTTCATGTCCCGCATCAGGCGACGGGGCCTTGTTCCGGGTTGCTGGCCACCATCACGGCGCCGACAATCGCGGTTGCCGTGCCGGTGCCGTACAGGCGCAGTTTCAGATACCGCTTGTTGCCGCGGTACCCGACCTTGCCGGACTTGGCCGCGGTCAGGGTCAGCGCCGCCTCGGTGCCGTTCAGGTCGGCATCAGCAACCGAAGTGAACGAGCCGCCCGTGGTCGCGCATTCGTAAACCACCGGGGTGATCGTGTCTGCCACGGACGCCGAAGCGCCGGACGAGTAGAGGAAGCACACGCTGTCATAGCCCTGACGGTCCAGAACCGCCGAAGCCTTGCCGCCTGCGATGCCGGTCGTGCCCACGGCTTGGGGAGTGATCGCGTGGATCACCTTGATGTTCGAGTAGAGGTCTTTCATGACCTTGCCCTTTCAAAGAGTTGTTGAGGTTGAGGGCGCCGCGCCATAACAGCGCGGCGGGTCATCACGAAGTGCCGAACTTCAGGAACTTGATCGCCTCGAAATTGCGGATCGCACCGCCCACGCGCTTGGTGGCGTAGAACAAGACGTTCGGCTTCGAGGTGAACGGGTCGCGCAGCACGCGCACGCCGAACTTGTCCACCACCTGATAGGCACGCCGGAAGTCCGCAAAGGCGATGGAATAGCTGTCGGCAGCGATGGCGGCCACGTTGTCGTCGGTGTAGACCGGCTTTTGCAGGATCGTGGCAACTTCGCCAGGCGCCGTCGGCGGGTTCCAGACGAACTTGCCGTCCACGTCCTTGATCTTCCGCACCGCCGCCATGGTCGCATCGGACATGAGCCACGAAGCCCCATTCCGATAGGACGATTTCAGCGCGAAGTACTGGTTGATCAGCGCGTCGGCCGGCGAAACCGAAGTGGTCGCCGTCGCGAAGGCGCCGGACGAACCCGTCACCACATAGCCGACGCTGCCCCAGGCATAGGACGCATTGGCGATGAAGGTGTAGGCGGCGATACCGCGGGGCTTGTTGATGCCGTCGCCGGTCGCAAACGCCGCGCCCTCGCCTTCGCCGAACGCGATGCCGATTTCTTCGGACAGCCACGCGGCAACGTCGATGCGCGCATCATCCAGCATCTTCTGCGTGGTCGGCACGTTGGCGTAGATTTCGCCGAGCGCCACCGTGGTTTCCTTCAGCGTCGGGGTCGCGGTTTCGGCGCGGCTCTCTTGCTCCCCGACCCAGCCGGTGCCCAGCCCGCCCTGATTGGTAAGGATCTTGTAGGTATCCCCCTCGGAAACCGTGATGACGCTGGACAGCGCCCGGATCGCCGAAGCGGTGCCCTGAACGCGGGTGATGCCCTGCTCCATGGTTTCCGGCACCAGATAGCCGCCGTCCGGGTCGGAACTGGTCGAGAGCTTGGCCTTGACTTGCAGATCGGCAAGGCCGGCGTCCACACCGCGGCGCAGGAAGCGATCCATCGCCTTCGCGTGATCGGAAACCGCAGGGTCTTTGCCACCGCCGCCGCCCACGGTCAGCGCGGCCATCGCCGTGGACATTTTCTGCAGTTCGCCGTTCAGCGTCGAGATTTCCGCGTTGATGCGGTCGGTTTTCTCGGCCAGGACGACGTCCTGCTTCTTCAGGTCGGCCGAATGGGTCGCCTTGAATTCCTCGAAGGCGGCGTTGATCTGGCCGATCAGTGCTTTCGGATCGGTTGCATCCGCGCGAACGGAAGCAAGCCCGCGGAAGCGGGTCATATCGTGATGCGTCATGGTGAACTCCTATGAACGCAGGGTTGAGAGTAGGCCGCCAAGTGCGGCGGCGACTTCATGGCCAGCGTCCTGCATGACCGTCGGGGCAGCGTCCTGCGTGCCCCCCGCTGCATCCGACAGCATCCGGCGCCGCTCGACACGCGACACGCCAGCCTGCGCCAGAAGCGCATCCAGTTTGCGGCGGGCGTTGATGTGCGGCAGAGCCTTCGCCTGCATGCCGGCTTCATCATCCATCACGCCATCGGCAAAGCCGTTCTTGACGGCGTCGCCAGCCGAGAAGAACGTCTCGGCATCCAGAAACTTTTCCAGCTTCGCGCGCGGCAGCCCGGTTCGCGCTTCGAAGATATCAATCTGCGCGCCGTCAATAGCCTCCAGCGTCGAAATGGCATCCGCCATGTCGTGCCGATTGCCGACGACCATGCCCCAGGAGTTGTGAACCATCATGAACGACCCGAGGCCCATCAGGATTTCATCGCCCGCCATGGCAATGTATGCCGCAGCACTGGCCGCAATGCCCATAACCTGGACGTTGACCTTGGCCTTGTGCTGGCGCAGTTCGTTGTAGATTGCAAACCCTTCGAACACGTCGCCGCCGGGGCTGTTGACCTTCACCGTCACATCCCGCGCGCCGATGGATCGCAGCGCCGCCGACATGCGCTTGGCGGTAAAGCCGCCGCCCGTCCACGCGTCTTCCCCGATCATGTCGTAGACCGTGATCGTGGCGGTGTCGTCCTGCGCCGCGGCTTGCGGCGTTTCTGTCCAGCGGGCCAAGGCATCCGACGGCACATCCCACGAGTAGCCGCGCGGGCGCTCAAGCGCCTTGATTTCAGGGAGTGTTCGCAGGGTCATTCGTATTGGTCCTCCGCGGCGCCTTGCGCCGTGCCGGCTGTGTTCGGCGGCGGGTAATACACATCACCGCCTTCACGCGGGTTGTCGTCCTCAAGCGCCCGGATTTCGTTCGGGCTGTAGACGCCCCATTGCAGCGCCTTCACATGCGCTTCCCATCGAGCCTTGAGATCACCGCGCACCAGCGCCGCCCGGTTGAATCGTGCGTAAAGCTCCGGCTTCGACGGCGGCACCAAGTCGCGGTTGATGCTCTCTTCCCACATCGTTAGGTGGTCTTCGAGCGTGTAGGTCACGAAGCCGCGGGACTTTTGCTCAAGCCCGGTGCCCCAATTGCTGTCAGAGCCGCTATTGTCGCCAAGCATCGACGGCGGCACGCCCATGAACATGGCAATGTCGGTGCGGCTGAACTTGCGCGCCTCGATCCACTGCGCATCTTCCGCGGTCATCGCCATCGGCTTGGCTTCCATGCCTTCCTCAAGCACGAGCGCCTTGCCTTCGCTTTCCCCGCCGGCTCGGTAGGCATCTATCGACGCCCGCAGCGTTTCAAGCGCCTCTTTCCCCAGCTTGCCAGGGTGAACTAGCACCGTGGACACGCGAGCGCCGTTCTTGAACACGTTGGCGCCGTGGCGTTCCATGTCCAAGGACGCGCTGATGGTTTCGCGCGCAAACGTTAGTGGCGTGACGCCCGTGATGCCGTCCAGAGTCAGACAGTAAAGGTGCAGCACATCCGTCGCCGAAAGAGC